ATCAACAACAGCATTCGTGAAATCCTGCAGTACAACCAAGAGTGGCCCTTCACTCTGACAACCTACACTGAGACTATGGTTGTAGGTACTGGGGTGTACAGTCTCCCTGCTAATGCAAGTAAAGTGGACTGGGATACCTTTTACCTGAAGCGCCTTATCTCTGCAGATAACCAGCCTAAGAAACTACAGGTTGTTACATACAATGACTATCTGCGCACGTACCGCCCTCAGGAAGACACTGGTGGCACTGACGCTTATACTGTGCCTGAAGTGGTGTACCAGACGCAAGACCTGAAGTTTGGCGTTACACCTATTCCTGATGCAGCCTATGAGATTGAGTATCGCTACTGGTCTTTCCCTGATGACCTGACGCTATACACGGATGTGTGCATTATCCCTGATCGCTTTAAGCATGTCATCATTGATGGCGCTATGATGTACATGATGCGTTTCCGCTCTAATGATCAGCAGGGCGAAATCCACAGAGCTAAGTTCGTAAAGGGCTTGGAGGATATGCGCAGCTTGCTGTTAGATTCACCTCAATACCTACGCTCTACTGTGCTTATTGGCAACCGCAATAACAGGACGTTCTGATGCCTGATAGAATCAGTACCTTTCCTGTACAGTGTGTGGGTGGGCTTGTACTTAATACAGACCCGTTAACACAAAGCACACAGCTACCCGGATCAGCCCAGCGCATGATTAACTATGAGCCTGCTCTTCAGGGTGGCTACAGAAGAATCAGTGGGTTCACTAATAGTTACGGTACAGTGCCGGGGGCTACAGGCGAACCTACCTTGGGTGTCGCAGTATTCGCACAACTTAATGATGGTATCTTCGCTTGCAGAAAGCCTAGTAGTGGGAATAACTACTTTCATTACTGGAATGCCACCACAAGTGCTTGGGTAACTCCTAGCACTGCTGGCTCACCCACTATGACTGGGGTGACTAAGGTGCGCTTCGCTAAGCTTCACTGGACTGCACCTAAGCTTGTTATGGTAGACGGTATTAACCCTGCTGCTGTGTGGGATGGTACAAACTACACACAGATTACGCACGCTAACGCACCTACTGATCCCTCTCTTGTTGAGTCGTTTGCTTCACACCTCTGGCTTGCTGGTGATCCTGCTGAACCATACAACCTTTACTTCAGCGCCCCACTAGACGAGACAGACTTTGCCCCTGCTAATGGCGCTGGTGTTATTAACGTAGGCTTTCCCATTACGCAAATCAAAGCCTTCCGTGACTCTTCATCTTCGGTGTGAATGAGATCAAGAAGATTCTAGGTAACAACATTGCAAACTTCCAGTTGCTCGACGTTACAAAGAACCTTGGCACTGTTGCCCCTGATAGCGTAGTAGAGTTTAACGCAGACTTGCTGTTCCTTGGGCCTGACGGTATGCGTCCTGTGTCTGCTACTGACCGCATTGGCGATATCGAACTTGCTACAGTATCACGCCCTGTGCAAAGTATCTTTGAGCAGTTCACCACCAACGAAGACCTTACCACTGTTACGGTTGTTACAATTCGTAAGAAGTCTCAGTTTCGGTTGTTCTTTGCTGACCAAGAAGCACTAGGATTAATCGGAGGCCTTAGAGGTGCAGGTGGGGCTAGTGGCAGCATCTTTGAGTATTCGCAGCTTGTAGGTATGGAAGTCAACTGCGCTGACAGTGGTTACATCGGTGATGAAGAGTTTGTCATTCACGGAGATTCTGTAGGCAGAGTACACAGACAAGAATCTGGTGATTCCTTTAACGGTACTGCTGTGTTCTCTCTGTACCAGACTCCGTACTACTTTATGGATGACCCTCTTGTACGCAAGATTTACTACGATATTACTACATTCCTGCGTGCTGAGGGTACAGTGAGCGTGTCGCTAGGTATTAACTTTGACTACGGCAACCCGGACACGGCAACACCTACAGATTACAACTTGACAAACACAGGCGCTGCGGCGTATTATGGCTCTGCTACGTATGATGCTACAGATGTCTACGATGGCAACCCATCACCAGTTAAGAGAACAACCATTGCGGGTTCAGGTGACTCTGTGTCGTTCTCGTATGTTACAGTAGACGACCAACCAAGCCATACAATTCAGGCTCTAGCAATTTCGTATACGCTTGGCGATAGGAGATAAACTAAATGGCAGGCTATAGCAGACAATCAGCATCTGAGATTATCCCTACCGCCGTTGTAAAGTCGGCCCCGGTTAACGCAGAGTTTAACGCCCTGCGTGATACTTTTGCTTTTGCTACAGGTCACACACACGATGGTAGTGCAACAGAAGGTGCTTACGTCCCCCTTATTGCAGACACAGACGCTAACAACAAAGTTGCAGTAGATACATCTAACAACCGTGTAGGGGTCTTTCTGGAAGTATCCAGTGCTGCAGTAGAGCAAGTGCGCTTCGAGGATGGCGTTATTGTTCCTGTTACTGATAACGACATTGACCTTGGCACTAGCTCTGTAGAGTTTAAGAATCTGTACCTTGATGGTACCGCTAAGGTTGATACTCTAGCAGTAGATGAGAATGCTACGGTGGCTGGTACACTCGGTGTAACTGGTCTGTCCACCCTTGCGTCTGTTGATATTAACGGCGGTAACATTGATGGCACTATCATCGGTGCATCCAGTGCTGCTGCAGGTAGCTTCACGACTGTCAACACTTCAGGTCAGGCTACTCTTACCTCTGTGAACATTGACGGTGGTACCATCGACGGTACTACAATCGGTGCTGCTTCTGCTGCCGCTATTACTGGTACGACCATCACAGCAAGCACGCAGTTCACTGGCGATCTTGTAGGCAACGTAACAGGCAATGTTACAGGTAACGTAACGGGTAATATCACAGGTGATGTAACCGGGAACCTGACGGGCAATGTTACTGCCTCAAGCGGTTCTTCCACCTTCAATAATGTTACAGTCAACGGTACCCTTGATGTTACAGGCACCACCATCGCCAACGTAACAGACCCTGTTAATGCACAAGATGCTGCCACTAAGAACTATGTAGACACTGCTGACGCCCTAAAGCTTAACCTCTCTGGTGGTACCATGAGTGGCGCTATCGCTATGGGCACTAACAAAGTTACAGGCCTTGGCACCCCCACTGCTACTGCAGATGCTACAACCAAAGGCTATGTAGACACTGCGGATGCCCTAAAGCTTAACCTCTCTGGTGGTACCATGAGCGGTGCCATTGCTATGGGTACTAACAAGATCACTGGTCTCGGCACACCTACCGATACTGCTGATGCTGCTACTAAAGGTTATATTGATACTGCTGATGCCCTAAAACTTAACTTGGCTGGTGGCACCATGAGCGGCGATATCGCTATGGGCACCAACAAAGTAACAGGTCTTGGTACACCTACTGATACGGCTGATGCTGCTACTAAGGGCTATGTTGATACTGAGATTAGCAACCTGATTGATTCTGCTCCTGCTGCTCTTGATACACTTAACGAGCTTGCTGCAGCTTTGGGTGATGATGCTAACTTTGCTACTACTGTAACTAACAGCCTAGCTACTAAGCTCAACCTGTCTGGCGGTACCATGACGGGTGACATTACGCTAGGGTCAAACAAGGCTACCAGCACAGCTACTCCAACAACAGACGATACACTAACACGCAAGGGTTACGTTGATACTCAAGACGCCCTGAAGCTAGACCTTGCTGGTGGTACCATGTCGGGTGACATCACGCTAGGAGCTAACAAGGCTACGAGTACAGCTACACCCACTACAGATGACACGCTGACACGCAAAGGCTATGTTGATACTCAGGATGCCCTGAAGCTAGACCTTGCTGGTGGCACCATGACAGGGGATATTACCCTTGGTGCCAACAAAGCTACAAGCACTGCTACGCCAACTACAAATGATGACCTGACACGCAAGGGTTATGTAGATACCCAAGACGCTCTGAAGCTTAGCTTGACTGGCGGCACTATGAGTGGTGCTATTGCTATGGGTACCAGCAAGATCACGGGTCTTGGTGATCCTACAGCTAACCAAGATGCAGCCACCAAAGTCTACGTAGACACAGCAGATAACCTCAAGCTTAACCTGTCTGGTGGTACCATGACGGGTAACATTGTCATGGGTGGCAACAAAGTTACGTCTACTGCTACGCCTACCACAGATGATGACTTGACAAGAAAAGCTTATGTGGATAGTATTCTTGGATCAGCTACCAGTGCTGCTGCTAGTGCTGCTGCTGCGGCTACAAGTGCAAGTAATGCTGCTACAAGTGAGTCTAACGCCTCTAACAGTGCAATCGCTGCTGCAGCATCGTATGACGCATTTGATGATCGTTACCTTGGAGCTAAGTCGTCTGCACCCACACTAGACAACGATGGTGATGCACTTCTTACGGGTGCTTTGTACTGGAACACAACCAACGACACTCTGTACATTTGGGATGGGGCTGATTGGAACACAGCAGCGTTTGATACCAGCGGTGCTTTGATTGCTACAAACAACCTAAGCGATGTTGATAATGCTGCTACTGCACGCACTAACTTGGGACTTGCTATTGGCACAGATGTACAAGCGTATGATGCTGACACCGCTAAGTACGATGATGTTACGGCAAACTTCACTGGTACGCTACAGAACGGCGGAAGTAATGTTGTAGTTGATACTGACATTGGTGTTACTGTACAAGGTTATGATGCTGACACCGCTAAGTATGATGACACTACGGCTAACTTTACTGGTACACTTCAGAATGGCGGAAGTAATGTTGTAGTTGATACGGATATTGGCTCTTCTGTACTTGCCTACGACAGCAACTTGCAAAGCTTTGTATCCGCGTTTACTCTACCGACATCTGATGGTTCTTCTGGTCAAGCTCTTATAACAAACGGCTCAGGCACTTTGAGTTTTGCTGATGCCAGCCCCACATTGTATGCTGAAAACCCGTCTAGTCCTACTGCGCCTAGTGCTACTGGCACGAATGCTGTGGCTATTGGGAGTGAAAGCGTAAGTGCGGGCACTCGGTCGATTTCTCTGGGCGACTCCTACGCCTCTGGCATCGACAGCTTCGCCGCAGCTATAACCAACAACACCTCAAGTTATGGCGCTACTGGTGCTTACTCAGCGGCGATTGGGAGGTTTGCCAAGGCTACCAATAGTAATTCGGTGTCTATCTCATACAATTCTGTTGTAAGCGCAGGCTCTGCGGTGGCTTTGGGGGGATCAGATCATACGGTATCTGGCGGAAATGCCGCAGCAATCGGAGGATTTCTATGCACAGCATCCGGCAATAACTCATACGC